TTATTTCACGACTGGAAACATAGCTTCTAAGCGATTGTACCAAGGAGCGTTTTTGTTCCATTTATCTTGTCCGTAGAAAGGAATATCTTTGCCATTGTTTTTCTTGTATAAGTCCTCAATGACTTTCATTTCATCTGGATGAGAGACACGTCTTGTGTTAACTCCGTTACAAAACATTACTGTCCAAGCATCTCCATTCCATTCTAGTTTACCTGTTTTTGAATTAATTGGTCTTTCGTATAAACATTGCATAGTCGTTTCTCCACCTTTTATATTATTTTGATTGTTATTACTTGAATTGTCATTACCTTCGTTTGGATTGCCCATATATTTTTTTATTTGGCTAATAAAATAGTCTTTTACGGCATTTGTTTCTTTTCCATGCAATTCCCACGAACGGTGAGGACATGCCGTAGGAACAAATTCTTTGTGTAATCTTACAGTATCTCTATTAGGATGCATTCCCCAAAACTTCATATCTTCAGCAACTTGTTTAAATGTCATTTGTTCATTAGCTAAAAAATCGGCATCGCTAGCACCCATTGATTGACATACTTCATAGCCAACATAGTTCAAATTACCCTCTGGATTCGCTGTGTGCCATGCTGCATTGAATGTATCTTCTACACGTGCAATTGTATTCCGATCAATATAATAATGAGCAAAACCATTCGCCAGTTGTGTAGGAGACATTACAGCCAAACCATTGACATATTGTGCAGCTGTAGCATAAATACTTCCGGCATCATTGTGAATGACAACACCTTTTGGCGTTGCATTGGGACGTCTCCCGGCAATCCCACCGCAAACAGATTGATTAATCACTTGCACCATCTTTAGGTTCACCACCTTTATCATTTTCATCTTTTAATTTACTTAAATGCTCCTTAACCCATGAAGGAAAGGGAACGCCTAACTGCCCTAAGTTTTCAATAATGGAAATGCCATACACTGCTATATAAAATAAGACAAATCCAGTAGCGATTGATTCTAGACCCATGATTTTCAAGTATGGATAAGCAACGCTTATTAAGCAGACCACTAATAAATGTTTTACTAATCCTAGCAATCCTTTTGTGCTATTTCCTTCCTTAATGAAAATACCTTTACATAATCCTGTTAAGATATCCCCTAACACAATCCAGACAAAAACCTGAATAAAACCGTTAGAAATCATATTCTTGAATTCTAGTATCAACGCTTGATTATCAATAATCACCATATTTTCCACCTTCCAATAATAAAAACCGCTTAGCTTTTTGCTAAACGGCTTCATTTTAAAATTCAATCTCTATACTAATTCTGTAATATGCATAGAAGAAAGTTGCGTATAATCAAGTTGCTTATCTGCTGCTAATTCTAAACGAAACGCAAGATACTCACCTTTTTTTAGTGTAACATTTAAATCAAAGGCTGCGAAATTTTGATAATTCAAACCGCCAACAGCTCCGACTGCTGATCCAACACCTAAGTCTCCTACACCTTCATCAAGACCTTTGTCTATATGAGTATAAGCATATAGAACCCCTTTTGAGCTCCCAACTTGATATTTAACGGTTCCTTGTATATTTAATTTACAATCTCTCAAAACAGTAGCTTGCCACCTACCGCTATTCCATTGCAATGGATCGCTTTTCATCGGTAATCCAAGTCGCTGTCCTACGTTGCTAAATTCTGGTCCTAAGTTGTATCTTGACTTATTTTTGAATCCAGGATGATTAGTTCCTGATGAATACCAAGCTTCGAAAGGTTGCTCTTTTTCAAAAGCTACTTTTTTCCAATCCGTCCAAGATGAGGGCACACCACCAAATTGACGAATAACAATTGTTCTTTCCGTTTGAAATAATTGTCTGACTCCACCTGGATCTTTATTAACAATCAAGCTTCCAGAGTTTGGTAATGGCTTATTTTCAACTCCTGTAGCTGAAATCGAATAAATACCAGGCTCTACTGCATCATTTAAATCTGATATTTTAGAATTTTTTATAACAAACAAACCATTTTCTATATCAGTTGAGTTTACAACACTATCTGTAGTAGCCAAAATTTTGAACGGACTATTTTGAGAAGAGTTAGGAGAAGTCGTTCTAAATGCGATTAAAGGTGTTATCAACGAATTCATTCTAATTTCTTGATACATAGCTCCCGCAGTGCCTGCGATGGCATGTTGATAAACATATAGAGCAGAATATTTAAATTCAGTTGGCAGATCTGCTTTGTCAGTCATTGTTCCCGCAACTGTAGCATTTAGATAATAAAAACCAGCATAACCTGATAATTCTTTAAATGAAGTTACTCCCTTTGGTAAAGGTAGACCTGAACCATCATCATTAGTTAGCTTTTTATTTTGAATTTCAAGGTTTTCCGTCTTACTTAAAAATCTATTATCAGCTTCCTGTTTCGTATAGAAGTTTCCCTCTTTAAACTTTTCGAGCGCTGCATCAACTTCATCTGTTACTGTCTTCCCAATGGCTGAAATGCGACCTTCTGCATCTATCAATATATCTGTTATTTGTTTTTTTAGCGTATTTAAATCTACCTTGATCGCTTCAATACGTTTTTCAACATTATCATAGTCAGTATTCATTTTATTTAGTGCAGCTTGATATGCTTCATTCAAAGATTTTACAAGTTTATTGTATTCAGTAATAATTGTTTCAGCTTCTTCGGCATCAATGTCAGCATTTCCTTTAACAATGATTTTAAAGTCTCCCGTAGTGTCTCTTTTCCCGTCTTTTTGAAACGAAAAATATGCCCTTTTGTACGTCCCTTCTACGCTAAACGCTGCACTAGGAAACGTGTATTCAAATGTTCCTTTTTGCAATCCAGCGTTATTGGAAGAAACGTTTTCAGAATCAAAAACTTTCACTTTTCCGCCTGCAGGTTCTCCCTCAAAGGTGATGATTCCACCCGATAAATCTGCTATCTCATCTCGTCGAGAAATTTTCACAGTAATTGTTTGCATTTTTTCATCGCCAACACGACCATAAATAATTGGTGGCATTATTGGATCTTTCGAGAAATCAAGATTTAATATTTTATTTGCCATCAAATCCCTCCTCTATGATATTTTCTTCTATTCTTATTAGGTTTGTTTATTTTTTCTTCTAATTGTTCAATTTTTTCAATAAGCTGTTTATTAGTTAAACTGTTAAGCATCACTTGTTTATTCATATCTAAACTTAAATAGTGATCTTCATTATGTTTAACACTTAAAAATGGTGAATATTGAGCAATTAGCCCAAGTTCTCTTTTATTAGAAGGCTGTTCTATTGGATTATTACTTTTATAGTTTTGCTTTCTATCAAATTCCACAAAGTTTAACTTTTTGGTTTCTTTGATACCATCAATCTTCGTATCTGTTATATTCTCCTTTAGCCGAACATCTGATTGATTTAGAATTGAAAAACCATTCATGTTTAAATTAGAGTAAAATCCTAAGTTAACATTGTTATTCACTGTAAATTTTGTACTAACACTAGTATTTACCAATGTTGAATTTTTTATTTCTCCAGACCCTCCAACATAACTTCCACCCATGTTTAAATTTGATATTTGAACCCCTGCGTCAAAAACTGTAAAGTGTCTCGCAACATCGTTCCCTGAGACTTTTTTTGCTCCGACACTTGCTAACACTCCTGGTTCAGAATAAATATGGATTTCTTCTTTGCCTAAAGAAGTAGAAAATGCTCTACCCAGACCTCCTAACTTATTTAAAGTTCCTTCTTTGTTAAATCGCACACCATCAGAATTTAGTTGCATCAATTCAATTTCTCTAGAATCATATATTGAAAATTTGTTAGCATCCATCGTTGATTTTAAAACATTATTATAGTAGTTCTTGATAGCTCCCTTTGACATTATAATTTTGTTATAGCCACTTTCACTTGTAATGTCACTACCTGTAATTGTCACACCTATAATGTTAATAGCTCTCAATGTTCCTGTAGCCATCCTGTCTGCAACAATTAGCCCATTATTTGTCATTGCTAACTCATAGTTACCGTTATATCCAGTTGAGCTAAATCCCAGCCCTCCAACATTCCACCGCCAGACTTTTCTAGCAGTATTTATACTTGTCGTATCCATAATTAATAGTTCTTGAGGATCTGCAAGCGACGGATATATGAGCACATGACCTTTTCCTGGATTTTTGATAATATCAGATGCTTCTTTTTGCGCTTGTTCAAGCCAATCTATTTTGTCTGACAAATCATTAATATTTTCTTTTGAGTCTTCAATTACCTTAGCAAAATCAGTTCTCGCTTCACCTAATTCGATTGACTCATATCGATCTAAAGAAATATTCCACACAGTTTTTACAATTTGTGCTGTTGTATTTATGTTTAATTGATTAAACGCAACCGTTACCCAATCACATAAATCGACAACCTCAAGGCTTTTAAGTTGTTCATCTGAGACGGAACTCGCTAAGTCTACATAACTGGCTTTTATACTCACACGAGGAATCCCCACACTATTAGACTTAATAAACGATTTAACCATGCCGCGTAAAGCTTCTACATCTTTTGGCTCTTTGTCACTAAAATCGACCATTTGTATTCTACGTTCCGTATAATTATTGACATAGTCACTATCAATATATATTTCTGGTAGAGTGATTACTTTTTCATCATCGCCATTACCGATTTTAGCCCAGCCATATATTGAAGTATACGTATTTTCAATGGATTCCTCTTGATTAATATCTGTTAAATTCTTACCGTAGGCAATGACTACATTCGTATCGGTACCGGCTTTTGCTAACAAGCGAACTTGATTATTATTAAAAAGATATTCCCCACCGAAATTATCCAAAATTGAACCAGCGACACCACCTAAAACTTCTTGCGCATTTTTATATTTTGCGGGGTCTGTAAAATCAATTGAAGACGTAGTCCCCACATCACTGTAAAAAGTAAAATCACTTTTAGGCTCCATCTGACTTCTTAATTGATTCAATGCTGTTTGTGCCGAAATATTAGAGTATTTGGAACCTATTTTTACCATTGTGCGCAACAATTTATAGCGATAATGCTCACAGTAAACAGTGACAATCCCTTTGATTGGTTTTGTAATTTGTGCGATTTCAAATCGCTGACTTTTTGCGACTAATGTCGGTCCAGCATCTGCAACTATCCATCTTCCTACTTTAAGCTCGTGAAATAGTTTCCCTACCACTGGATACTGGAATGTCATATCATAAATACCATTACGTTCCCTTGTAGAAAGAGGATTTATTGCATCTTGTAAAGGACCTATGCCTAGGGAGTTCCAATTGTTATTTTTCTTATCATGTAAAATAATCGTGCTCATACGGCTAATGTCCTCCATTTTGGCTTAATTTTAAAATCAGTGATATAGGTATAATTGATAATGCTTTCGCCTGGGGGCAGAGTGATTGGGTTATAACCATCTGTATTTAAAAAGCAATATTTTGTGATATTAACGCCACCATCTTTATAAGCAATGCCTTCTTCGCAATCTAGCGTAATTTTTCCTGTTCCAGCTTCTTTTGCAATCCTGAATTGTTGGCCATTAATATAAATATTACTATCTTGTGTACTACTAGTTTTATTGAAAGTTATAATTGGCAGACTAGAAAAAGCTTCTGGATTCCTAATGCCACCTCCACTTTTTATATCTCTTTCATCATCACCATCAAGACGAAAAACGAACGGCTGACACTTAAAAACAAAATCAACATCTAACCAACTTCTTGTTTTATCTGCTGCATCTACTTTACTGTAGCCTAGCGCTTTATAATAGTACTCGCTGTATTCACTAAAAATAAGTGGGGCATAATCTTTCGATAAATAAAGCCACGCAGCTATATCTCTTAACTGCGCAGCAATGGTTGTATCTGGTTGTTTATAAAGTCTTACCGGAAAGACTTTCTCAATATCGTTATATTTTCCTTTATCGTATATGACATCGGAATTTCTTCCGTCAATTTCTGTAAACTGCAGAGCGGCCTCTGGAATAGTAAACATCATTTCGTTTCTTATTCGCATAGAGAATTCATTCGATTTTTTTCCTCTAAATTGAAAATATGGATAATTCGTTAAATCCATTATAGCCGCCCCCTTGTTTGTCGTTCTGTGAGTGTTGCCAATTGTTGAGAAGTTTCTTCAATTGATTTCTCATTAGAAAGATCTGCATGTTCAATGTTTATATTGATTGTAGGATTGTATGTTTTCGCAAAGTTGCTATTATTTACAATTTGGCTACCCAAATTAGCAGCGCCCATCATATTTGTGTTTAATGCTAATTCTGGACTAGTAAAGTTAAAATTTGAAAAAGCATTGTCAAATGATAGTGTATCCGCAATTTGATTAGCCATAGGCTTAATTGTTTTTTGGACAGATTTAAAACTCGCTTGTAAGCTTTCATTTAAACCACCCATAATCGCTTTACCAGCTGGAATTAAAAGTTTTCTATCGTAACTAATAGGACCTTTATGTTCTCGTATCCAATCACCAATACCACTGACAAACTCTTTCGTAGCTTCCCATGCATGCGTAAGCCCATCAGTAAAACTTTCCATAATTGCTCGACCAGCCGCAAATAGATCAAAATCCATAGCAGCTTTTACAGTTTCTTTTACACCTTCCCATATATCTGATGCAATGCTTTTTGCTGTACTCCAAGCACTTTCCATTCCTCTTAATGTAGCATCTGCAAGATTTGCTACTGTTGATTTAGTATTTTCCCATTTTTCTGCAGTCGCTTGTTTAACGCCTTCCCATGTTTCAGATGCCCACTGTTTTGCTCCACTCCATGCATTTTTAGCCCATTCTAGAGCGTTCTTTGCAGATTCTGATACTGTAGTTTTTATTCCATCCCATGTTTCGGCAGAAGTTTGCTTAACGCTTTCCCAAGTGTCGGATGCCCACTGTTTCGCTCCGCTCCATGCGTTTTTAACACCATCAAGCGCACTTTGTGCCAAATTTGAAATTGTACTAGTAATTGCATCCCATACTGTAGAAGCTATATTGCTAATCCCTTCCCATATATCACTTAAGAAGTTTTTTCCAGTTTCCCAAACCGTTTTTACAAAATTGACTACGCCTTCAACATATGAACCAATTATCTGTTGTATGCCGTCCCAGATCATACTACCGGCTTCTTTTATACTTTCCCAAATCATTGATAAGTCTTCCTTTAATTGTTCCCAATCGCCAGTTATCAAATCAATTAATAGTAGTATAGGGCCCATAATTACAGATTTAATCAATTCCCAAATGCCTTCCGCAGTCGTTTTAATTCCTTCCCATATACCAGTAATTGTTTCTGTGAAATTATTCCAGAGTTCTACAATGCCATCAACAATAATCATCACTGTTGGACCTATGGTTTCCCAAATAGTGTTAAATACATCAACCGCAGACTGCCAAATACCTTTCAAAAATTCAACAGACGTATTAAATGCCGAAATAATTCCATCTAATAAACTTTGGAAAAATTCTGTTACACCGCTCCACAAGTCTTTCACTGTTTCTATACTAGATTTAAAGATAGACGTTATATCTTCACCTAGTTTTTTGAAAAAATCCATCGTACCCTTCCAGAGCTCTTTAACCGTTTTAACTGCAGAATCAAAAATATCTGTTATTCCTTCCCAAACCCCTTTGAAGAAATCGACCATACCTTCCCAAGCCTTTACAAGCCAGTCTGTAAAAGCCTTCCATGCTTTTTGGCCAGATTTAGTTTTGGTTATCCAATAAACTAATCCAGCGATTAGCGCTGCTATGGCTCCTACTATTAAAAAAATCGGATTAATAGACATAACTGCATTAAACGCCGTTTGTATTCCTGTCCCAATTTTAGTAATTAAGTTCCAAGCTTTCTGTGCTTTAACTACTAGATTGATATATGTTTGCCAAGCTTTGTAATACAGAACAACGCCAGATATAGCGACACCTAAGGCTACTATTACCCCTTTAAAAACATCTGATGCAGTCGAACCGCTATCAATCCATTTTATAAAATCTTTAGCTTTTTCGGTTACTTTTAAAAAAGTATCTACTAGCAATATAACAGTATCTATTAAAGTCTCGGTAATAGAAGTGCTTGTTTCTCCTAGATTAAAACTACCAAAGAAATTGGCAACTGCTTCAACAGAATCGAACAAAATATCTTTTAAATTATTAAATGCAGCTCCTAATTTTTCTGGAACATCAACAGAACCCAGAATATCAAAAAAGTATTGAATATTTTCTAATACATCTAACACAACATCTTTCAAGGTAGTAAACACACTTGATAAGATATCAATTAAACTTGAACTTTCACTACTTTTCGATATTTCTCCCCAAAATCGTTGAAGAATATTTATTACATCATATACAATAAATCCTATTATTTTGAAAGCTTGATCGAATGTATCAGAAAATATTTTTATTATTGATTGATTATCAGCAAAAGCCTTTTTTATTGAATCAATAACAGGAATTAAGCCATCCATGGCTTTTGTAATCGCTGAAAACGTATTATTTACAATGCCTTTTAAGCTATTCAAATTAGCCGCAATACTTTTTCCAGAAACTTTCGTTACGATCTCATCAAATTTAGTTAACACATTTGCCATTCCATTAGTTACGGAGTTTTTTAAGTTTGAAAAAGAAGTAGCTATACCTTCTGTAGTTTTTCGAGCGACTTCTTTTGTTCCGCCTAAGCCATCTTGGATATCAATTAACCCTTGGTTGAACTGTTCAACGGTAACCTGACCACTTTGTAAGGCTTTGTACAAATCTTGTTGCGCAGATTTGCCTGTAAAGCCAAATTTTTCTGCTAACTTATCTAAGCCAAAACCCATGGTTTCTTGTAAAGTTGTGTATGAATCTAGGTCAACTTTACCAGTACGTAGAATTTTCATATATTGTTCTGTACCACGTTGTGCTTTTTCACCACTAGAACCACTAGCAAGTAAAGCATTGTTTAAAGCAAGTGTACTGTCAGCCGCTAAATCGGCATCTTTAAAAACACTATACATTTGTTGCGTAGTGTCACTCACATCTTGCAATTTCGTTGGTAGCCCATCAATTCCTTCTTTCAACTTATTCGTTGCACGGGTAGCATCATCTGTACTAGCTCCCATAGCTGTTAATACTTTAGGAAACTGGTTCAACTTGTCAAAACGTGTAACTGCTCCTTCAATTGAGCCTTTTAAGACATCAAATGCTGCACTGCCCAACTTAACGAGCCCCATCGCTTTGACCATGTCTCCAATGCCTCGACTTGCTTTGGCGGACTTGCCTTCCAATTGGTCTAATTGATTATTTAGCCCTGTGACGTCCTTCCCATTCACATCGACATCAATTACTACACTTCCATCAGCCATCTTCTTCCTCCTCCCTTACGTAATTTGGTAATGCATAACGCCTTTGAAGTTCTCTCATTTGTTCCTTGTGTTCAGTACTTTCTCCTTTTTGCGGTTTCCAGTTACGGATACTTTTAATTTTTTGAATAGGCGTGTCATCTGGCAACGTTTCTAGCAATACTTGGAATTCTTCCCAAGACAAACGGCCCTGTTCCTCAAATAAATTGATACCTATTTGTCGAAAAGAGGCATAAATGTATTTTGCATCTAATACAATGTCCATATCTTTACTGACTGGTTTCATTGGCATAACATTTCCTAATTCATCGGTTACCACTTCTGATTTTTTACCAAAGACGAGATAGGTATCGTATAGTTCTCTGAACATCACAAACTGAGATATAATATCTAGTCCTACATCACCAACTAAAATCTTTATACAAGTCTCTACCTTGTCTGGAAGATTCATCCCGTCATCAGACAGCACATCGAAAACATCCAACACACGATCAAAAGCAAGATTTAGAGGATACTCTTTCTCTTCAAACTCAAAAAAAGAGGGCAGCGGATCGTTTAACCGCATTGCGCTCACCCTTTCTTGCTAACTTTTTTCAAGTACTTCTGTTTTAACCGTTGGGAATTTTTAGTTTGTTCCTCTTTGAATTCGTCCAATTGATCGGCAATCCCGTTGTATAAATCAAAGAAAGCGTTTAGCCATGCGTTGATGTCTGGAATATCCGCATACAACGTATCGAATGTCCCTTCGCCTAACATGACGTCATACCCTTTTGCTAACAACTCTTTGTACGGCTCTAAGTCCAAGCTATTTGCATCGTCTTCATTGGGTCCTTCAATCGAATCTACTTCTTTTTCAAACGCTTCATAGTTTTTTTGTACCTCGATTAAATGTTCTGGTGAACTATCAAAGAAAAATTCATGTCCTGCTATAATAACCGGAAAACCCGTGCGTGCTACGTTAATCTCTAATGCTTTCATTTAATTACCTCCATAAAAAAGGACAGCCAAATAGCTGCCCTTATTTTCGTATTTATGCTTGATTATTAAGTGTTAAGGTATGTTGTGCTGTTTTCTTACCATCCTCTGTTTCGCCTTCGGTAACATAAGTACCAGCTGGTACCGTTTCTGTCCAAGTAATATTACCTGTTTCAGAGACAGCAAGGCCTTCTGTTACAGGCGTAATAGAATAGTTTACTTTTTTATTTGTAGCATTTTCAGGCAAAACAGTTGCTGTGATTTGTCGGCTACCTGCAGTACCCGCATCTGCTGTGGATGTTTTAGGAGAAAACTCTAAACCAGTTACAGCAATTGGCGATGTTTTAAATGCCGGTACATTTACTTTTTCCCCGCCGTCTGCAAAACCTACTTGGTATGTTCCTGCTGGAACGTCGGTGTTTGGCTCAATTCCTGTAATTTCTAGAGGGCTTGGACCAGCCGGAACAATGACTTCCTCACCTTTATAAACAATATACTCTCTTGCCATTCTTATTCTCCTTTCTCCATTTCAATGATTACCCCAGTTTTAGTCGGAGTCATTTTACCGATTACTGGGGTTATGCTTTTGGGCTGATTTTTGGTAACGTATCGTATTTGATTGAGCAACCGAATTCTTCGTATGCTGTTGCATCACCAGAACCTGCCTTAATGCCTGTAACTGTTGCACGTCCCACATAAACATCACCATTGGTTTGTACGACTTTATGCCAAATTTTACGGCCATCACCTAATTTGTATTTTTTACTAGCAATTAATTGTTGTGCTGGGTCTTCAGCATCGTACATGCCTTCAGGTGTATACGTACCAGATACTGATACTACAGTCGTTTCAGGCGTTCCATCACCATCATAAAAGCCCGTATCATCTGTTTCTTCGTCTGAATCATCACCAATGGTTGAAATATATTTTGCTAGTCGCAACCATTCTGTATCTTCCGTAGGAGCTGTTTCTTTCCCTGGTGTATATTCAGCGATATAGTGTTCACGTTTCGCATTTTTTTCACGTGCAAACATTTGGATATCCATTTTTAATAACATTATTTTTCCCCCTTGAATGTGGTTAATTTTGCTTGAAAATCTAATAAAAAAACGAACCAACCTTGTTCATCTGCTTCATTGATGAAAGGTCTGTTCGTTATTGTTAAATTGTTATACTCAAAAGAGCTATCTTTACTTGGTAGTTCTTCAATATTTTCTAATATATCCGATAGCAACCATAACGTATGCTCTATCTTACCACCGTCTTTTGATTTCATGGCAATTTCATAGTTTAACAACTCGTCTTTGATTCCGTCATAATATTCGGTTTCTACCCTACCGCCCGGTAATGGGTAAATCACTAAGCTTTCTAGTGCTGAAAGGTATCCTTTCCGAATATTTAACGGCAAATTAGGAATCTGGTTTATCTTTTCATTTAAACAATCAAGAAAATCCATTACTTAATACCCGCTCCTTTCAGAAAAGCCCGTTTCCACGAATTTAGATAAGCACCTTTTGCTTTTAAATCCCATCTTGGCCCAGTACCTGGTGTGGTATATTTTTTTCCGTTCAAATAAAATTGACGTTTCGCGTATTTCGTGCCGTAAATAATCTTTTCACCATTGTTTGATAAATGAACGCTTTGCCTTAAAATATTATTCTTTCGTGGTACAAATTGGTTCATATCTGCCATCGCTTGATTACCCAGCGCATATCTGCCTCGTCTCATTGCCTCAGGGCTTACTTTGGTTCTTACACCGCTTAAATTTACCTTAATCCCCATCAGATTACCTCAATCTCATAAGAATAAATAGTGGCTGCTTGATAGGCTTCTATGACAGTATCAATTTTAGTGATTACGTGTTCCTTACCATCATAAATAACCAATGATTGTTCTTTGAATTCAGGAAAGGGCATAGTCAATCCGTGATAACAGAAAATCAATCCGTTATAGAGCAACTGTTTACCGCTTGATGAAAAGGTATATTGGCTTCCTCTGTCAATCCGGCAATACTCAATAAGAACTGGTTCCTTGTATACTGGCTTGTTCCAATCGCCCTCCCCTAAGTACTCTTTATACTCAAAGGAATCAACTAAGAACTTTTTGGGTGGCTTTGGCATTAGCATGACGAAACACCTCGATATAACAAACCTGTACCTTCCAGATACAAATAAACGTCTTCGGCAGTCAACGACTTACTTTCGTTATTTCCAGAAGGATTGTAGCGACTGGCATTAGAAATACTCGTACGGCCTGCTGAAAAGCTTTGAGGGGCATTGTTGATACTTTCATACGTATCCGCACCAACATCGACAAAATACATTATTTGCGCACACAGAGCGAGTTTAAACTGTTTCACTCTAAATTGCCTAGAATCTTTCGTTATATCATTGAACTGATAAAAGTAATTCGTTACATTATCAATCGCTGCGGTGGCTTTTACTAAATATTTGTCAAAGTTATCTTTATATTCATCTGTGGCGCCTGTAAGCTCTTTAAACTCTTCAAAATCAATATAGGACATCTTAGATTCCTCCTAAAAAAGAAGGAGACTAAGCTCCTTCTTCCATTTCAATAACTACCCCGCTTGTTGTCGGCGTTAGTTTACCAACTTTCGGGGCTACGCTTTTGGGACATATGACACATAAATAGCTTTTTTCGCATTATCAAATACAATTGCATCATAGTAATCCAAACCTTTAATTGTATCACGGTAACCACTACGGTCTTGCGAAGCTGGCACAGTATCAACTGTCCCATATTTGACAATTGGCGCAACTGCAGTTAAAGGAACAATGATAAAGTTTAATTTATCTTCAATGTTCACACCTGAGAAACGGTCTTTCGCCACTTTTAAGATGGGCACGCCACCGTCAATTTGAGCTACTGTGCGATTAATACCATTGATTGCCATTTGGTTAGTAGAAAATGATTTTGTTACCCCTTTGGCATTTTTTAGCAAGCGATAGGTTGCTGCCGAAACGAACATTACATATCCGCCAGGAACTTCGTTGTCTGTCATATATTCTTCTGCAGCATCATAAGCCGCTAAAATATTGTCTTCTGTTAATGTTTCATTCACTTTTTTTTCAGCATTATCAAACATTACTTGTACTGCTACTTTGTCACGATGCGGTACAGTGACTAAACGCTTGTGTTCTGTCACAATGTTATTAATCGTTAACGCTGCACTTTCAGACTGATCTAATTGATCAACATCATAACCAAACCAGTCTTCATGCGTTAATTTGATTGTTTCTTTGGCGATATCAATTTGGTTACGTGCATTTTCCCCATTACGTTTGTATTGCGTTGCTTCCATGAATCCTGACATCTTATTCACTCGTACTTCGTTCACGCCTACAAAATCAGCTGCAGTGATACTTTTTGCGCCTTGCGTCAAAATATCCCATACTTGGGAATCTGCGCGATATTCTTTATCAATTGTTGCTAAATCTTTTGAATCTAATACTACTGCCATAATTATTCACCTAATCTTTCTTGAATTTTTTGTACAATGCTTTTTCCACCTGCTGCATTGCCTGCAGGATTTCCACCAGCCAAAATTTGAGGAGTTGGCGGAGTTGGTTCAGGGTCTTTTGCTTCTTGAAACAAGAATGATTTATTTTCTTGAAGTCCCTTTAATTGTTCTTCAAAGCCTTGTAACTTACCGTCAACAACTTTAATAGTGTCTTTATCTAAAAGACCAAGAACAATCGTTTCATCAAGTGCATTCGCTTCTTTTAAAGCCAATTGAATGGCAAAGTCTTTTTGTTGTTCGGCTAATTGGTTTTCAGAATTGGTTTTCGCCTCATCGAACTTCGCTTGTAAATCGGCCAGATTTTGAGATAACTCTTCGTTGCCTTGTGCTGATTCTTTTAAGGCCGTCAGTTCTTCTTGATTCGCTTTCAATTCTTGCTTAGCGCTGTCACGTTCACTCTCCGCGGTAGCTACTTGCGCATTCAGTTGCGTAACTGTTTTCCCGTGTAACGCCATAATCGACTTTGCAGTTTCTTCCTCAATGCCTAATGCGATTAAATCCTCTTTTTTCATAAATCTGTTCCTCCTAAGTGTTTTTTGAGTGGCAACTCCCACTGTGAGCCGTCTTTTTGAGACTTCCGAGCAGGTCTAGATATAAAATAAAAAGCCTAACGATAGTTAGACCTGTTTTCTTCTCTTTTTAAATATTCTTCGTAATCGGCATCTAATCGATCGTAAGGATCTTCCTTTGTCTCCATATTCACGCGAAACCCATATCTAATAAAAGCGATAGTGATTGCTAGTGATAAACCAATGACTGGCAATCCAATCACAATGGCGATAAATTTTAATAGAATAGAAACACCTCTTTTTTTATTTTATAAATCATAAAATCCCGCTTCTTCTGTTACTGTTCCAATTAACGGAAAATCACGAATAACCATATAAGCAACTAAAGCAAATCGATTCACGATATCTTCGTCTTGATTGTCTATACCAGCCTCATGAGCTATAGCATGAGTTAATTCATGAATAAAAGTTTGTTCTTGTTTCTCAACAGACAATTTATCCCATATTTTAATCACAGACGTTTGATAGTCACATTCACCCCATTTATAGCCTTCGTCTTCAGTAGGAAGGTGGGGTACCAGCTCTACTTGATAATTAATAGCACCTACTTTTATATTTTTTGGAATTAACAAATCTAAATCATTCCTCTCTAAAAATCATCATAGCGAAAATCTTTTAGCAACGTATTAATTGGGGTGTAAACTTTTTCACGGGCATAATTTCTACCCAAATACTCATTAGAATCTACTAGTTCTCGTAGTTTCGCTTGGTTTGCTCTTACTTTCTGTAGCCATTGCTTGGCGTTGTCAGTCTGTCCTAATGCTTCAGAAACCATTTGATTCTTTTTGAACTTAACTATCTGACGTTCCAGTTGCCGTTGACGCTTCGTCAATTGAGCGACTTTTTCATTTTCTTTTGCATCAACTTTCGGTTGATTGTTCGTGTTAACGCCAGGAATAAAAGGGATGTGTAAATGATTGCAGTTTACTCCCCGATGGCCTCCAGCGGTTCCATATTCAGCTTGCCAATAAGGATCGTAGATACTTTTATATTTGCTGCTACTAGGAACTATCCTACGTAAATCAACCACATGGCCTTGAATCTTTGAACAAGCTTTTCTAGCCCCCACATGGCTAGTGACAATTACAGTATGAACGCCATATTCACTCATACGGTCTGTTCGCAACTGGTTAAAGGTATTTCCTAGTGTTGACTTCAAAACAGTTCTAATGTATCTTTCCAAGCTCCATGTATGACCACCTTTATCTATAAAAGTGGACTTAATCCCTTTTTGCGCCCATTCTTGCAACGTACGTTCTAACGCTTCCTCAAACGTAAATAAGCCGCTATTAAATGCAGCGACTGTCTTATTAATGATTTCATTGTACATTTGAGTGGTAACTGTTCCATAACCAAAGTTAGTGGATAACAACGTTTGATTTACATAGTTGTTAATATCAGACCAAACTTGGTCATGATAGGCTCTCATGATATTGTCTAAATCTGTTGGCATAGGCTTTGGGTCATACGGCAATTCTTTATCCAAGTCTTTTACAATCTTTTGCCCGGTACTTTCAAACATTCGCTCTATTTCGGATTCAGCAATTCCCGTTACTTGAGAAATAACTTTCGCTGTTTCTTTGTTAAATAAATGCAGTTCCTGTAACTTTTCCCTTTGCCAGTCTAATATATCACCGTTGCCATTTTTTAAACGCTTAGCAATGATTCGTATTAATTCACCCTCTAATGATTGATAGAGGTGTGACATGTTAGAGGACCATAAATCTAATTGATGAGGTGTAATCATTATTCCTCATCTCCTAGTTCATTTTCCGCCGATATTCTTTCTTGTTCTGGATAGTCCATTTCTAACGTTTCTGCTCTAATCTCGTAAACTATTTTTTTGGCCTCTTTTTCAGTCACACCAGTTAATTTCTGAATAGCGCTTAGTTTTGATGAAAGACCAGCTGTAACTAATTTAGAGTAATAATCAGCTTTGGCATCTTGAGATTGAAAAACACCGTCATCAAAATCTATATTAATGCCTAGTTCTTTTGAATATTTGAATAGATTAAATGCTGCAGCCAATTCGAATATAGTTGTAATTAATTCTTTCAATGCTTCTTCCACAATTAAGACATTATCTGAACGGGTAGAAAAAGTTTCAGAATTTTCGCTGATGATTTCCGTAGCTGTTTTGACTGATTGTCCATCAAAGCTAAATGTTCCACTTGAAAAACCGGTTTGTAATTCAACAATGCGTAAAATAAAATTAATTGTCTCAATAAATTCCTGTGACCGTAACGTAGGAACAAATTCACTAATAAAAGGCTCGTCTGATTTCAACCGTTGATATACAGATGTCTTACTGTCAAATCGTTTTATAGGATTCCCTTTTTCATCATATCTAACTTTGAAGAAATGATCTGAAGCTAATATTTTTCTTCTCGCTTCTTCAACTTCATTCATAAATTCATCGTATTTTTCGTTAATATCAATCAATTGGCGCTTCGCGTTGTCAATAATACCTAAACTCAATGGACTATCGATATCTATGTTGTTTTTTCCAGCTAGTTTTATATAGACAAATAATGGTCGAGTAAATCCGACTAAAGCAGTCTCCTCTTTTAGTTCCTTGTACTTGTCTAATGTCGGTAATGGTACCCTAACACCTGTTTGAGATTGTTCTTCTGAACGATACAATTCGTTTCTGATATAGTAAGTGCTATTTTCCCACTCATGAAATTCTAAAAGTGTGTAATAAACATTTTTCTTACCTTCAGTTTGTTGTGTAATCGTAGCAATAGCTGCTTCTGATATGTCATTAGTGTTGGACTGTAAAGGGTAAAAAGTATCAGCTCGGCAAAAGGATATTTTTATTTTGTTTGTCTTTGTGTCTACGTAGGGACGTAGGACAAGCCCTCCTATTGCATATCCTGCTTCCAGCTCTTCACCAAAGTTCTTACGAAACTTATTATCGTTAAAAACTGATTGTAAAAACTGGTCCGCTTCATCATCATCAATGCTTATCGCACACCCGTCATTAAAGACTAGCTTAGCTAATTTGCGAGAAACTACTTTTGATACATTTAATGAATGAAAAGCCCTGTGCATACGCATACCATCACTATTAACGTAGCTCACATCAGGAAACTTATTTTTATATATGCGTTTGTTGTCCATTATTCTATCGATTTCAGCAGTATTTACTCCGATTTTTGGATGATCTGTAATTCTATTAAGTGTTTCTACCATACCTATTTTTGCACCTCCAATCCTGAACATCGCTTTTAATTTGTCAAACATGTAAACACCTCTTTTCTAGGCGATATAGGTTTTATAAAAGTAATTATTACCATACCTTGCTTCATCAAGTGCATGATTATATTTATCTACGGGCAATCCATTATCATTTCTCACATACATAGAGATTTCTTTTTCAAAATTATAGTGGTCAAATTCTTCTCCACATTCTAAAACTATAAATTGGCCACTTATCATGGTGTTTTGTAGTCGTTCTATTCCAACCTCTATCTTTAAACCATTACTTGAAACTTTATCGGAGCTATTGTTATCAGCTTTATCTGTAATAATCCCTATTAAGTCAAGCTCAGAACGTAACGTTTTACAGGCAGGATCGACAAAGAAATAATTCCAGTGTGGCAAATGGTTCCATTTTGTATAACACCACTCAACAAATCGTTTAATCTCTTTTGCATAAATTGACATCGCTTTTGTTTCTCCCGTATCCGTTCCGCTATGATAGTAGTTTGCTAAACGATACAGATAAAATTTCCCATCATAGAAAGTGACAACCCAAAATGCACAGGTAGTTGCATCAGCTTGGCCACCATCAGCAGTAAAAAACGTTTCAATGATGTTTCCTTTTATTTCGGTTGCTTTGTTGTTCTTACCGAACATTGAGTAAATAACACCTTGTGGTAGCACTCTATGACCATACCAGTCACGTTCTAAAAGATATTCGCTACTTGATAACTCATCGTATAACTGCTGCTTTCTTGATTCACTTAAGATTGGATTATCATCTGGCGTCCAATGACGAAATAAAAAACGTCCTGATTTCTCAAAACGTTCTAACAATTCTAAATTAGGGTGATTCGGTGCTGGCGGATTCTGTTCACCTAAATGATAGCGCCATTCTGCAGCAAAAGTACGTCTAAAGCACTCATTAATGAAATCTTTATGCAGCAAGTTAAATTCTAAGAAAGTAACTGAGCCTAACGACATACCCGTAATAGCACCAACCGAATTGATTTTGCCGCCACCTTTGTAATAAATCTTTTTTTCTCCGTTAGGTGCATATAAAAGCAAATGGTCCCCATGTTCATCATGTCGAATATCTGAAACGCCATCAAATATATGCATTAATCCTAAACCGTCACCGTCCATAAACATTCGGAAAGCTTGTTCTTGATTATAAGCAGTCACAAGATGGTTCTGGTCTGGTGAGCGTAAATAGAAGTCTGCCATTTTAAATATATCACTGGTGGTTTTTCCACTACGAGGAGTGCCTTCGTTTAATTCAAAGGTCACTTTGCTTGTGTTGAAATTAATGTTCGCCACTTGCTTATCACTAAAATTAATTACCATCGCTCACACCTCGTGATTTAACGTTGAGTAAAGCTTCTAACAATTCGTTAGCTCTTCCACCAGCTGTTAACTTATCAGCATTATTAGATGCGATTTTTGCATCAGCTTCTGCTTTTTCTGTTTGCGCATTTAACAATTGTAATTTAATGCCTCTAGTAACTAGTTCTTCCTGTTGTTTTATTGCTTTAGTTAACTGATTGCTAATTCGTGTTAAAGCATCTTCAATCGCTAAGATGTCATCTAACTTTCTAAATGTCTTACGAGTTATTTGTACATCTTTCAAAACTTCTCTTTTGACAGTAACCATTTTCCCATCAATTGCCGATGGCTCTTTAACTTTCCGAAGCTGTTGCAAACGTTCAACTTCTTCATCATTTAAGCCAGCCTCTGCATCTTTTATGCGTTTAAGCATTCTATATTGGCGAATTTTCAGGATTCTTATTTCTTCATCCAAAATAAAAAAAGGATCATCATTCATATTAGAATAGATGTTCTTTTCTTCGTCAGATAACATATCGGCAAATATTGTTTCATATTCGCCAGTTTTAATAGCATTCTTATTACCTTTAGGAGGAGAACCACCTTTGTTCCCTTTAGCATTTTTATTACCTGATGGCGCTCCACCTTTATTGGTAACGTTACTATTCGATTTAGTAACGTTACCTTTTAATTCCTCCGCCCATTTATCAACAGATTTCCATTTCCTGATTTGAGAATCAGACACATTTAGTTCACTAGCTAATTCTTTAAGAACCTTTTTACCACCTGAATCTAGCCATATTTTTTTAGCTTCATCACGACGAGGGTCTCTTTTTCTAGCCATCCATTAACACCACCTCGCTTTTCGCTTCAATAGTTGAGTTTGTTTTCAATTATTTACAATCATAATTCTTTTAACTGACTTTCAATTTCAATTAAGTCTTTTAGGTCCTTAACTGTATTCAATTTAATCTGACCTGCTTTAAAGTTGCTTATCCATTGAGCCTTTGCAGCCCTGATAATCTTGTTGTTTTCTTCCGCAACCTTTTGCTTTTCTAAAGCTTGTTGAACTTCATAATCAAATGTTTCCATTGTAGAATACCTCGCACTATTATATAATGCTAAAAGACACGGAGGGTGTCGAAAATCCACGCGTGGGAATTCTCTGTGTCTTCGGGGTATTCGTATCTCGTTGAATTGAGGCAAGTGTTAGCGCACTTGTCTCTTTTTATTTAGCGTTTGGATAAGGTTTTGATAATTTAATGATTTTTTTACGTATCTTTTTATTTAGTGGCATTAAATACTTATGTTTACCTTTTGATTCATAAATGGAAGCTTTTGGATCCACATGTTTATGCAAAAATTCTAGCCTTTGAGACCCCATCCCATACTTGGCATGAATAGATTTAGGATGCGTCTTTTTTCCATTGACAATGAAATAGCGTTCCCCGTCTGTCTTTCCAGTATATATCCAGTTTGTCGCTTGATAGATACCTCCATGATGGTTTTGGTCTGTATCTGCATAGCTTACTATTAATTGCATGCTTGGATTAAATTCTTTTAGGAACTTAATTGCTTTTGCCAAAATTTCTGATACAAACGACTTGTGATTGGTTAAAGCAACCCTAGTTAGTTCACAGCATTCTGTTTGTTTCAATCCATATGGGCTTCCTATGCATTTATTTGCACCTCTACTAAAAATTACTACTCCTATAAATTGGCCATCTTCCCATGCTCCTATTTTAATGAGCTTTCCAACAGGCACACTTTTGCTGTAATGAAAGTGCGTGCAAGCATACTTTGTAGCTTCATGAGTGGCCCAATCAACTTTCAACATCTCTTAAATCGAACTCCTCTCCACAACATGGGCATTTAACAAATTTCGGTTCAAGTTTCGTCAAATCTCCTTGGTCATCAATACTACCTGGTTCAAAATTTGGAATGTCAGCATCTTCAATTAAAATTTCTAATTCTTCGTTGTCAAACCCTGTTAAATCCAAATTATCTGCAGTTAGTTCATTAAGTAATTCTGTTAGTTTATCTTCATCCCAATTTCCAGAAATCTTATTTAAAGCTATGCTTAGAACTTTCTCTTTATCCAATGGTAAATCAACCACAGAAACCTCTATCTCATCAAATAGCCCCAATTCTTTTGCAACAGTAACGCGTTGATGTCCACCAACCAAGTTTCCTGTATTTTTATTAAAAATGGGAGGATCAACAAAGCCAAATTCTAAAATTGATTGTTTAAGTTTTTCATATTCTGCCATACCTGGATTCAATTTTACTCTTGGATTATATTCCGCCGGCCTTAAATCTGATAATTTCATTTTTTCAATATGCATTTTTTTACTCCTTCTTATATGTATAAAAAAAAGACCTCAACCGAGATCTTTTATATATTGTTTTATTTTTTGGTCAATTTCTTCAGTTTTGTCCGTTACTTTTATTGCAGTCCTCACTACATTATCACATCTAGGGCATTCAGCTTTAGCATACTCTGAATAATTTATTCTTGATAATGCTGTACGTATTAATTTAGAATCACTATCCATACAGTTAGTACAATATGGTCCATCTCCATGGTAAAAATAGACATTTCCACTCCAAATTAAATCAGATTTTATTATATCTGCTTGTTTTAAATCATTTATTTGATTCCGTAATTCTCTATTTTCTTCTTGAAGTTCATATACTTTTCCTTGAATATCTAAAAGAATACTTTTTAATTGTAAATCATTCGCTCCGCTTGCAAGATTTTTTGCATCAATAAACATTTCCTTAATATCTGAATATCCCATTCCTATCCCTCCATAAGAATATCATATCAGTCTTATAACATAAAATAAAGACTGCACTTTCACTATGCAGTCTCAGATAGGAGGGAAAATCTTAATCGTCGTTCGATCGTAAAGGTAGTTACATTTGACTTATTGACGATTTTTTTATTTAAGTAGCTATGCTACCTACTGGGGCAATAGGACTCGAACCTATTCCAACGGTTTTGGAGACCGCTGCTCTACCGATTAAGCTATGCCCCATTAACACTCACAAATCTGTAGAAAAAAGAGAGAGGAATTACACCCCATTTCTTTAAATTGAGAACGTATGATTTGTGAGTGTTCATTGCAAATTACATAGCGCTATCTTGACATGTGCTTGCAACATACGTCTACGTGGAAGCTTAATGCCAAGTTTATTGCAATATTTTGCTACCTATGACTAAACGAGACAGAAAGAACTGGACTTTCCACATCCTTATTCTTTATTTTTATAAGTAGCTATCAAAGATAAGGAGAAACGGAGCTAATAGATAATGCATGCCTTACCTCGTTTCTCCTTATCTTTCGACACTATCATAATAACAACTAAATATTGATAAAAACCGCCAACTTTCCGCCAAAAAACCGCCAAAAATTATTTATATGCAATTATTTTTCCATTTCGGTAAGCTTCCGCGAATTCAATCAAAGCTTCTGATTTCATTCTTTGAATACTTCTTTCAGAATAGCCGACTTCTCTGGCGATTTTGTAATTAGAGTAATGGTCCTGCACACAAAAACTGTAGTGAAGAATTTGACGACTTATTATGCTTAATGACATCAAAGCCGTTAGGATTGCATCACGTTCTGCTTCAACATCAATCATCTGAATCAACGCATCTTCTGCTTTGTTGCCATGCCTCATACCTTTGGGCATGTCTGTAATTATTGGCGACCGAACATCTACTAAGGAACGACCAGCTATTCGGTCCAAACGTCTAAAATTTTTCAACACGGCTCTCGCATTGGCTCTAGTCTGACTGAAATCAACTTCTTTTAACAATTGAATCAAGTTAAATCGCTCCTTTTATGTTATAATATCAATGTGGTTGGTCGGAGCGATTCCGACTTTTTTTATTTTTTAGAATTTTGAGTGCCGTTTGCAATTGCCTTTTCTTGCAAGCGACGCTTTTTCTTTTTAATTTTTGATTTTTTCTTACCCATGTTGCACCTCCAGTGTAATTGGTCTGCCATACTTTAAAATTTTCCAAGAGCCAGCATCATGTGACATTGATTGGCCCATTTCATAGTGATGCTTATCAAATTCAGCTTCTTTTTTTGAAAGATATGGTTCTGAATACTCAACATAAACGCCATCGACTTGCCTTCCTAAGATATAAACTTCTGGATAACTTAGCATTACTTATCCTCCCTTAAGTACATTTCCGAGCTGACGTATTCTTCTATTAGTTTGACGGTAAACTAATATCACTAAGTTTCTATCAACGCATTTCAAGTCAACATATTCAAAAACATCATCTGGATTTTTCTTGTTTAAATCTTTAAAAAATCCAGTAATGTGAACATCGTAAGGTTGAGTATTGAATTCTTTAAATTTGATCATCTATTCACCATCAACTTTCACAGCAAACGGCCAGTAACGCTCGTCAATTGCTTTGATTTGGTTTTCTGTATATCGTTTTGCATCTTCTTTATCAGTTGAATAGAAATACTTTTTACCGAAACGCATATACCCAATTTCTGTCAACTTCACATAATACAATTGCTCTTTCTCGACTTCGTAGCCGTTGACTAAACTTAATACAGTTTCATAGTCAACAGACATAAGCCAGTCTTTAACAGGACATTCTCTCATGAGCGAGTTGATACCTAAATACTTCTGATGTACTAAGAACGCTATTTTATCGTAATGGTTGCCGTCTTCTATAAAATCCGCAACAAACTTAGGCACCACCACTTTTTTCGGTTCGTCTAGTTGTTTTGCTGCAATCAAACAGTCACGAACTGCTTGATCATATCCTTCGTTATACTTTTCGATGAATGAATCACCTTCTAAACCTTCTAAAATACCAATCAATTCTTGTTTATTCATCGCTGTTCCTCCCACTGCTCAACTGTACCTTTCACCCAATCAGCAATAACCGCTGCTTTTGCTTTGTCTTTAAAAAATAACGGGTCTTCTTCACCAATATGTCTAAAAACAGGCTTCTCAAAATTATTATTTATAAACCTAGCTAAATAGTGTTTATGAATACTGTCGTCGGGAACGCTTATTACATATCTTGGCTCTTTCTCGACTTCGTAGCCATCAATCCACGCACGAGCAAACGTTTCTTGATTATCATCGATCCAGCTATTAGCATCACTGTATTCAGCACCGTATAGATCCCACGGGTTGAACGAATCAATTAGACTATCACCTTTCTTTTTAGTATATTCTAGCCAATCAGCCACAACCTTCGGCACAATGACTTTTTTCGGTTCGTCTAGTTGCTGTACAATATTTATCACGTATTCTAGAGCTGAATTATACCCTTTGTCCCACCTGTCACTAGGATAGTTCATACGTCCATACTTTATCTTTTCAATCAATTCTTGTTTATTCATCGCTATTCCTCCACTTCATCAAATCCACAGATTAACGATTCTTCCTTCCAAATTCCACAATCTTCCAGTACAACCTCTCTTTTATCTTCGTCAGGAAATTCAAGAATCAGCCCATTCACTAATACTGCTTTTACTACCAAAAATTGGTTTGTGTATTGCGGAACTCCTTTACCGATATACTTTACTTTGTCTCCTGGTTGAATGCTCATACTCATTCCGATACCTCCTTGCGTTTCGCTATATCATCGGACCAAGCAGCATAATAATCAAAGTCATAGCCATCTTCTCTTGGATTTTCTTCTAAACGATCTGGATCAGGCATTAATATGGCCTGTTTCACTTCTTTGGATTCATCATCTAGTTCACCCATTAACTCATCTGGGACCTCAATCGAGACTAGCTTTACTGTTTCGTCTTCATCTGGATCATCAGCCATTAGGTAGTCTTTTTCCTCTTCGTATTCTTTGTTTGCTTGAACTAAGCTTTCTGTCCAAGGTCCAGTATTTTTTGAACTTTCATATCGATATAGTTTCATTCTGATTACCCCCAAAAATTCTTCACAATATTCGTTGCTGCTTCAATGCCATCCAAAAATGCTTTACGTTCACTAGACTGATAATTAGGAAACCTTCCATCTTCGATATTTTTGTTCCAATTGTCGTATTCTTTATCAATTAAATTTATTAGCTTCTGTCTGTTTTCTACTTCTGCTTGAATTATCAATAATAGTTCTTGTTTCGAACATTTTGATAATTTTTTACTAGATTGGATAATCATTCCGCTTCCTCCTGTTCCTCGAAAATAAACGAATATTTTTCTGAGCTTACGATATGATAAAAACCATCGCACGTTTCCACTTTATATAATTCGTTCTCGCCAAATTCTCCATATTGTTTTAACTGTTCAATATTTGTTGCATATACAGGAACCTTTGATGGGAATCTCGAAATATAGTCGCTTAGTATATATGCAAATTCACCTGTCGAATCATTCACTACAGCTACACATTTGAACATCACTCTTCCTCCTGTTCCAAGGACCACTGGCTAAACGCATTTAAAACTTCCGCTTGTTGCTTTGAATTCAAACAACAATAAGATATATCTACGCTCCTAAGCTCTTTTGATCCTATTCTTGTCTGCCATTCCCCTAGGAGAAAGACAGCACACATTGGACTTGCGTTATCTTGTTCAACATTTGCTTTCAACCAATCCAGCACAATCTGCTGATTTGGATTGAGCTGCGCTTGCACACTTTCATCTGGTTCAAATGCTTCACTTTCCAATCTTTCCCAATCGCTACTATGCATCTCAATGAATTCAATATCTGATAACCAAACGGCTTTTTTACTCATTCTGCGACCTCCAATAGTTCTGGGTTTTCATGGATGTTACCGATGACTAAATAGCCATCACGATACAAAATATTAGATTGACAAAATACAAGATCTAAAAATTCCCAGAAAAAGCGTCCATCTGCATAAACAATTTCGTGCATACTTCTTCGATCGTCGTATTTTTTAGGTGCATCATAAACTAAAATATCACCCTCAAAAATTTCAACGCCGTTCTTGTCTTTCAGGCCTGTATATTGCATAAGGACACATTCAGACACATCTAAATTGATGCCGTTATAATCTACTATGCAGCCAATACTACCGTCTTTTTCTAAGTCAATTGTTTTAACGTCCACCATATCATTGGTGTTTTTATCCCACGCTCTAAACTTTGGAATCATCTTCTTCACTCACTTTCTTAATTCTCTCAATGGCAACATCAAAATATTCTTTTTCTTTCTCACAAATTCACTGGCTCTTTTTTATAACCAGCATCAATCAAAATTCCCTCAATCACATAAAGGTCCGTTTTCTGCTTTAAACTAGCCTTAAATTTCTTCGCAATATTTCTAGCTGTTTCTAAAGAAACGACTTCATATGTTTTAGCCAATGCATCCGCAATAATAGCGGATGTTGGCGTGTAATATATCTCCAGCAAAATGAACACTCACTTTCATTTCATAAATCTAATTTAAATGTTCAGCTTTATATTCCCAGAATTTGTTTCTAGGCATTCCTAACGCTTCTATGATTGCATTCACTGAATAACCAACCCACTGCAAATACAAATATTCTTGAATGGTGAACTTGTCTTTATCAATTGAGCTGATTGGTTTAGATTTATCCATTGTTTGCTCACCAATATCCTTACCAAGCATTTTAATTTGACGATAGACCATGCTTTTTGGATTTCTATACCAATCTGGGTTTTCATTCATTAACTTAAGCATTTCTTTTCGCTTTTGCTTTTTTTCAGCTTGAATACGTGCTATATCTTCAAAAATTACACTGTTCATTTCTTTAACCTCCTAGAACGGCAGATCATCATCGCTAATGTCGATTGAATTACCTGCGCCTGCGAACGGATCTACATCTCCACCAAACGACATTTGTTGGCTGTTATTTTGCTGATTTAAGCCTTTGTTTTGATTCGTGGCATAATTACTCTCGAAATTATTTTGAACGCCTGTAACGCTATTCTGTGAACTCTGAATGCTATTTCTATTCTCATTGGCGCTTTTTGGCTCTAATAATTGGAAACTCTCGCAAACAACTTCAGTCACATAGACACGTTGGCCTTGTTGGTTGTCATAATTACGAGTTTGAATTCTTCCAACAACTCCTAATAATGTTCCTTTGCGAGCATAATTAGCCATTGTTTCAGCAGGCTTACGCCAAATCACACAGTTGATAAAGTCTGCTTCACGGTCACCATTTTGATTCGTAAAGTTACGGTTCACAGCAAGAGTAAAGCTTCCAACTGCAGAACCACTTGCGGTGTAGCGTAAATCTATATCTTTCGTCAGCCTTCCGATTAATACCACATTATTTATCATTCAAATCACTCTCCTTAACGAACACACCGTTGACATTTTTTCCCTTACGATCTTTAATCTCGTTATACGCTTGGTTCAGACATTCATATAAATCCATATCATTTTGCATAGCGAGAATAACTAGTGTCACAACAACATCACCGATACCATCCCTTAAATCATTTTTATTATTTCTTGCTAATGCTGCTGCGACTTCTCCGACTTCTTCAACCACTTTTAGCATTTGTTTCTCAGGCTCTGCGATATCTAGATTTTTTTCTCTTGCCCATTTCTCAATTAATTTAACTAATTCATTCATCATTTACTCTCCAAGTATTCTTTTATTTGTCTATCAAGCTCAGCTTGTTCCTCTGACGAAAGTTTCTCTTCTTCTTGCTTCTGATTGTTAGCCCATTCAGGTAACTTTTCTTGTCTCGTTGGCACCTTAGAATAGGCTGGCAGTTTATTTGTTTTAGATAAATCATATTCATCGTTATAACGATCATCACGGATCCAACGAAATAATTCTTGTGGATGGTACCAATCGTTTAATTTAATATACGCAAGATAGTCCTTATATCCTTTTTTAAACGGCTCTAAATCTTCTTCCGTCTTGAACTTCTTTAAAAATTGTTCTCTAGCTTTTTTCTTGTTGGTTTTCTTTGGATAAGTTTTCCAAACTTTTTCGAATAGTTCAGGCATAGTTGAGCTTGGCTCAACACTATTCTTTTTTTTATCCTTACCTAACCTATCCTTACCTAACCTAACCTGTGTATCCATTTGGTATCCCATACGGTTGTCATCTGGTATACCAAGATGGTTTTCACTCTCTATAACCTCTGTTTTAAAGGTATATGCCTTACTATTTTTCTCAGCTAATTCAGCCTTTTCTTCTTGATATAGAGTTGGTTTATATCGATCATTTCGAATATAGTTATGAATTTTCCAATGTTTGATAACAATAACTCCGCTATCAAAAACTAAAATAAATCTTTTGGCCATTAATAGCTTTAAATCATCATCTCCACATCCAACCATTCGTTGAATTTTCTTAGGATTATTAATAAATCCATCATCATCCGCTCGCATTGACAGATGAAAATAAAGAGATTGAGTTGACAGCGGCATGTCTAAAAATGCATCGCTATCAATGATGGTCTTTGCAAACATTCTTCTTTCAGCCAATTATCTAACCTCCTATAGTTGAAAACGGCACTTCCCAAAAATAGTCATCGTATTTTTTCACAATATTTTTAGTTGTTTCCCCTTCTATAATTTCAACTTCTTGTGTGAACTCCATCCCTTGTTCAAAAACAAAAATTTTAATATCGATATTATATTTTTTTGAAATACCTTCAAAATCTTCTTCGATAACACCCCAAGCCTGTTTAAAATCTAATATCTCTGCTAACGCTTCATCACGTTCTTCGTGCCATACTTCTATCTCTTTTCTATCTATGAAAGCACGTCTGGTATTATTGATGTAGAATTCGTTCTCACTGTACAATGTGGTTGAATAATCATCTTCAGAAATTTCAACCTTTTGCGGGACTGTGACTGGTCCATCTTCAGTCATTTTAAAATTAGGTGAAGCAATTATCCCCTCTTTCAAAAATCTGATTACATTCTCTTTTTTTCCTCTAATTTTAAGTGTTCCCTCTGCCCAGTTTGGCATTTAAATCATCCTCCTATGTTCAGTTTCTTACGTTCTTCGATGTTCAATTTCACTGGTTTAATTTGATACTTATTCAAGAAGTTCTTAGTGCCTATTTGGTGTTCCTCTTGATGGTGCTGACGACATCCTGCATAAAATGTGAATGTCTCATGATTAATTTTTTTGCGGTTTCGCCCCATGCCAACAACTTCTATATGGCAAATATCAGCATGTTTACCACAAATACAGCACTTACGATATTTCAGGCAGTAATAAAACCATTTGTTATTTTCAAGCAAGTATTGGTATCTTTTTTCCAGTGGTATATCGTTTTTCAAAATGAACTCAATCAAGAAACCAATCCACTCGGTCGCTTCATTCTTGGTAGCTCGACTATGTTCAAAATAAACACCACTCTTAGCCTCGTAGTAGTATTTCAAGACACTTTCAATCCATTTGGGTTCGTCATAGCTCCAACGTGCCACATCGGCTATTAGAACGTGAGAAAGTGCATTCTGTTTTTGAGACATCTGTCGATTATCTAAGAATTCAACTTTCGCTAAATTATCATCGTTATTAGCCAGAAGTTCGAGAAAATTTGAATTTATTTCATCCTCAAATTCGATGGCCAATTTATTCCCTTTGTGGTTTATGATTTTTCCAATCATTCAATCACTTCTTTTCAAAATCATTTGCAATAGGAGGATTTGCCTCGTCAAATAATTCTGTTTGTTCTTCATCTAGTTCGTTTTCACTTTGTTGTTCTACACTAGGAACTTCAATCTTTTCTAACATTTCTTTCATACGCTCAAGAACTTTAGTTTTTACATTTTTTAAAGGTACGTTGTTAATCTTGCTGTGCAACTCTTTAAACATATTTTCATGATTTTCAGATTGTGTAGCAAGTTCTGTAATACTACTAATTAATTCATCTTTTAATTTTTCTAAATCTATTCCTTCGCTACTCCATTCATATATTTTTTCGCCTACTTCTTTTGTTATTTTAAAAGGCATATTAAACATATTTGAGTTATCTTTGGTAGCTTCCGCTATGTGGTCCTGATCAATACGTAAAGCGATAGCAAATTCATATTCCAAACTATCTTTTTGATCAGGTTTCAACCCTAGTTTTACTACTTGTGTTTTACCTTGTTCATTTTTTTCCATGTCGTAGGCTTGCTTACTTCTAGACGTTCCAATCACATACATTGAATTTCCTGTTACTAACTTAAGAAATTCTTTCTCTAATGGTTTTACTTTATTCCAAGCCAACATTTGATTTTTAGAGTTGCCTCTCTGATGGTTTTCTACTTGTTCTAAAATGCCACCTTCACCACTCCAAGCATGTGTTAGAGAATCGACTATCACCACCTCAACCCCAGCTTGTTTGAATAAATTAAAAGCCTGTATATATCGCTGTACAGTAAATGGTGCTTCAAAATCAATATGCAAAAATTCCCCTATGTCGACATTCCCAATAGTTGAATCAGCATATAACAACGATCGTTTGTGCTCAGTGTCAATGACACCTATTTTTTCCCATTGTTCTTGTTCTGATAAGTCTGAATGCATTTTTTCAATAATTCCTTTAGCAATAAACAACGCACTTACTGTTTTTCCACTACCACTTGCGCCAGTTATCATGATAGGAACTTTTATTTTTTCGCGTTTAGCCTTTTTTATTTCCATATTGAAACCTCCTATCTAATTCTCAAACTCTTAGTTTGAACTAATTCTGCACCTTTGATTTCCCCATGTTTCAGTTCTTCTTTCAAAGCTGTTTTATCAACTTTGGGAGGTTGAGGAATTAAAAAGCCAATAGGAATTAATTTTTCGTCTATAATATTCACGGAAACTGGATTGTTTTGAATTCCTACATTGAATAATTCTCCCTTGATTTTCGTTTTGCCTACCTTTTCCATTTCATCTTGCAGATATCCTTTTAGGTTCTTTACATTGTTAGAAAGCGTTGTTTTTCGTGACTGTAGCCGTTTGATTTCTTTTTCAACAATAGATATGTTGCTTTCAAGTTCTTTAACTACTTTTGCTGTGTTTTCTACTTTTAAATCGATTGAATCGCTAATACTATCTAACGTATCTTTTAATGTTCCATCATCAAGCTCTTCAGCTAATGACAAAACTTTTAAATAATCGTTGCTAAGTTCATAAAGTGTTGCCACGGCTATCTTCCTCCTCGTCATATTCCCATTCTGGTTCGATTTTCTGTAATTCTTCTAACGGCTCTGTTAAAAATTGATCTAGCGCATCTGCTTCACTACGATTCATTCACAAGACCTCATTTCTGTGATATAATTTTTCTTGTATAATTTTTGTATGCGACTTATTGCTTGCCGGCTTAAGTCGCTTTTTTGTCGTCATGCAACACCTCTGCGCTCTTTTTGTTGCGCAATGTATATTTTATTTTTTTGTTGCTGGTACCATAAATCAGCAAGTTTTTTCGTTTGTTCTAATTTGTCTTTTCTTGTCATTTCTTAACCTCTCTATCTTCAAGTGCCAGATCATAAAACAGTGTCCAAATGATGAATAAGCCGATATATATATTTTGGATAATCGGATTAAAATTTCCGCCTACTATCAGTCCCAATCCGAATACGATTAGTAGTACTGCAATTCTTCTTAAGTTATAAATTTTTCTCATTTCATTTCTCCTTAAATATGCATTCTATTTTGAATCTCTAAGTATCTTAAAAATTCAAGTTCTTTTTCAATTTGATATGCTTTTCCTTCGGTCAGTTGTTCTGATTGTCTAAGCGCTGCTCTATCATCTTGTAGCTGTTTACGCTCTTTTTTGATTTGGTTGAGTATCCAGCTTTCTTGTTCAGTTGTATAAGCCATAATATTCTCCCTATGCTATGTCGTTTAAGTCTAAACTCATTTGTCTTACAACTGTTTTTGTGGCTGTAGACGGCTCCCAGTCATTGATATATTCAATTACGATTGGATAATGTTTTTCTCTCAATTGTGATCGAGTCCCCACGCCTGTGATTTGCTTAATACCTGAATTAATATCTTTGTATAACTTGCCACGCTGTTCTTTTGTGATTTTCCCAAATCCTCTTGCAACTTCTGCTACTCGTTGATGAACTCGACGTGATAAGTAGCCATAATCATCTGCACCGATTTTTTGATTGTCTTTTAAGTCGGCTACTTCTTTTTCAATTACATCTACACGCTCATTTGTTTCTTCATTTGCTGATAAAGCAAGCATCGCCAATTCTCTTTGCGAGGTTGGAAGTTTAGGCTGTTGAATTTCTTTTTCCATTTGATTAAAAGCTTCAATATATTTCAGTTTGAACTGCAATGCCTTTTGACCAGTGAACCCCATTGCTAATAAAGTGAAGCCGTCGCGATTCATGATAACTTGGCGATAAGATTGTTTGTTTTGCGGATGAACATATATATCTTCATAAAATAAGTCTGCCGAATTTTCGGCTAGCCCTTGCTTTAATTCATCAATGGCTTCTAAAACATGTTTATGCTGTTTTCTAAATGTTTCAGCAACTTGTAAACTACTTGTTACCACTTGTTTATTTTTCATTATTACTAATTGCATATTCTGTTTCTCCCTTCATTTTTAGTTAGCTTCTTTCTGATAACTGTTACCTTCACTTTTCTTAGATTCACTTTTACTTTTTATTTTACAAACATGTTGTATACCAGTACGTCGCGTTAAAACATCAGCAAAAGCTTGTGCCAATAAATCGATATCTACTTTTTCTGACGACTTTTGATTCATATCACACTTCCCTCCTCTGTTGTTGACATTCGGGAACTTAACGAGTAAAAAAAATAGATATTCTAGATTCTGGCATTTCTAATGCTGTTGCTATTTTTGCTAGTTCGTCAACTCCCAATGAAACTGTACCATTTTCACGTTTTGTATATACACTTCGTGTCCATTGTAATTTCTTTGCTAATTCTTCTTGAGAATACCCTTTTGCGATTCTCTCAGCTTTTAAACGGTTGAAGTCAAATTCCATTTTTATAATCCTCCTAACATTTATTCATTCATGAATGTGCTTTAATGATATATCGATGATTCCCGAATGTCAACTATTTGTGCCGAATAAGAACATTTTTTGTTGACTATTGGGAACTTTATTAGTATTATTTCTTTAGGAGGTGAATAATTTGAGAACGAATGATGAAATTATGACATTAATTACAAATTTGCGTAAACAGAAAAAAATGACATCCACTGAATTAGCAGAAAAAGTTGGAATAGCTAAGTCCGCAATGTCACGTTACGAAAATAGAACAAGACAATTTCCTGTTAATAAGATATCCGACTTTGCCAACGCTTTAGGAACAAGCCCAGAATACCTATTAGGATTTGAAGAAGAACCACTTTCTCAAATTTTAACGAAAATAAACGAAACCTCAGCTAAGTTAGAAACTAAAAGACAAAAAAATGTATTAATATTTGCCGAGAAAGAATTAGATAAGCAAATTCTTGAAACGGAATCACGCAATAGAAAAGTTGTTCCATTGGTAGGAAAGACCGCAGCAAACCCTGCAGTTCTAGAATATGGAGATATAGACGTTGAACAGCATTCTTTCGCACACGTGCCGGAAGGAGCAGATTGTGCTATTAATATTCAGGGAGATTCAATGGAACCGCTAATTAAAGATGGAAGTATTGTTTTTTATAAAAAACAATGTGATGTTGAAAATGGTGAAATTGCAATTGTAGAAATTGATAATGATGGTGTTACATGTAAGAAAGTAATTAAAGACTACTCAAATAAACAAATTATTTTGAGATCAATCAATACCAAGTATGAAGATAGAATTTTAGAAAATGAAAAAATTAGAATTATTGGAAAAGTTATATTATAGAACTTTTTTATTAGACTTAAAAGTATTCTATTGAAGGCCAATCTGTTTAAAAAAATAATTTATAGAAGAATAGTTCGTGGTTAGATAAGAAATAAATATAAATTTTAACCTTCGGACTTTTCTTCTTACAAAAAAAGAACATACATTCTCTAAGGAGGGATATTATGAATAAATATGAAGTAGAAAAAAGACTTTGCGAAGAATTGAATATTGAATATATTAATTTAAATTTACGTACAGGACCTAGTCACAGATTTACTGAAAAAGAATACCAAGAACTTAAATCTGATTATGCTCAGTTATTTTTACAATTAAACAAGCTTAATGTTGAGAAAGACCAAGAGTAGTTTTTAAATAAGATAGGGGGATTCGTTTATGCTAAAGAGAGCAGCGTTATACATTAGGGTTTCTACTGATCAACAAGCAAAACACGGGGATAGCTTAGACGCACAAATAGCTACTTTAAAAGATTATGTAAGTACTCAAGACAATTTGACAATCATTGACACGTATATTGATGACGGCATTTCAGGACAAAAATTGTACCGCGATGAATTTCAACGCTTATTAGAAGATATAAAAAAGAACAGAATAGATATTATTTTGTTTACCAAATTAGATCGATGGTTTAGAAATTTACGTCATTACTTAAATATTCAAGAAATATTAGATAATTCTGGCGTAACATGGCTTGCCGTTTCACAACCATTTTTCAATACTGATACTGCTTATGGACGTTCCTTTGTTAATCAGTCAATGAGTTTTGCTGAATTAGAAGCACAAATGGCGTCTGAACGTATCAAAGCAGTATTTGAAAACAAAATTAGAAAGGGAGAAGTGGTAACTGGTAGCGTTCCTTTTGGTTATAAAATCTGTGATAAGAAGTTAATACCTAACGAAAATGCACCTATCGCAAAAGATATTTTTAAACATTATTCTATTCACAACAGTATACGCCTAACTGTTGAATATCTATTCAATGAATATGATATTACAAGAAGTTCTCGAACAATCAAGCACATGTTAAGGAATAGAAAATATATAGGTGAAGTTTCTGGTAACAAAAATTATTGTCCTCCCATAGTGGATAAGGAAACCTTTGAGAAGGTTCAAAATCTATTAGATAAAAATATTTCATCTATAGCAAAACGTACTTATATCTTTTCAGGACTGGTAGTATGTAGTTGTTGCGGTAAAAAAATGACTGGACGTTATCGAAAAAGAAAATATATTAAAAAAGATGGCACAGTGATGTATTATACAAAAAAAGTATACCGTTGTAACGGAAACACTTATAAAAGAAATAAATGCCCAAATAAGATAAATATACCCGAAGAGATACTTGAAGAATATTTATTAAACAACATTAAAGCAGACGCGGAAAACTTTGAAGCTAAACAGAAGAAGATAGCAGTTTCTGCTCCTGAAAAAAACAATAATTCAAAAATACTAAAGAAAATAGAACGGTTAAAAAAAGCGTATCTTAATGAGGTTATAAGTTTAGACGAATATAAGAAAGATAGAAAAGAGCTTGAACAGATGATTGTTCAAGTCAAGCCTAAGGAAACTATAGTATTTAAATCAAATTGGTTTAAAAAAAATATAGAAAGTACTTATCGTGATTTCGATGAAGAAGAAAAAAGGTTTGTTTGGAGATCAGTACTTAAAAACTTAATTGTAGACCCTCATGGCAAAATAACAATTAATTTTTTAACAAAAAATTAG